ATTTATAATTGTTTTTAAATCTTCCAGGTGTGCTCCATACAAGCTCGACATACTTGGTATCTTCGGCAAGGCTTATGAATACCGTTGCATCATCGAAGTGGTTATACATCATTTTCAGATGCTTGAAGTTTGTCTCTAGATATATGAAGTCGCGATGCAGGAAGTAATACATCACGTTGGTAAAGGAGTAATTCTCAAAGCCCTCTGTGGACCAGGTAGTCTCGGATAAGCGTTTCGGCAGTTCGTATTTCATCTGCGGTGTGTCGGTGTATAAAAAGTTCACCTTTGAACTTATTGGGCACTCCTATGTAGTAGAAGTTTGCAGGATCGAATCCAGTGAGGTAGCTATACCAAACAGCTTGGATGTGGTTGTAGTGCTTAGTCATGTCGGCTGCAAAGGTTCTCAGGTTGGTGCAGGAAGTAGTCTTGATGTCGGCATTGATGGAGTACATTGGACAGTGCAAATCGAGGATGCCTTTTGCTGCCACCTTGCGCCCATCGATGTCGATGCTCTTGATGAAGGTAATCTCCTTTGCTGACTTCTCGAATATCAAGCGGAGCATTGGATGCTTCATGATGCAGTCGTAGATCAGCTTGGCATTGTGCGGCATGTCCTTGGGCTCTGTCTCAAGAAGATTGCAATGGAACTCCGCGCCTCTTTCGAGAGCACCGGCAGCGTATTGGATGCTGCCAGTGTAGTGCCTCTTGATGCTTGATGCGTTGATGGCTTCGATGCTGTTGTAGATGTCGCGGCTCATTGCTCCAGTGCTCTTTTATCCAATGGAATAAATCCACTACCGTTGCCATGTACCACCTTGATGAAGTCAACCTCAACCTTTGCTGAGTTGACAATGACCTGGGCAATGTCTGCGATTGCTTTTGCTTTGTCGAGCTCCATGTCGTTCTCTTTGAGCATTTCGATTATTTCGAATAAGTGATCTCTTAGGTCTTCGATTTTATTGCGTGCCATAATTTATTTAGGGTTTTAACTGCTTGTTGAATTGGTTGAGGATATTTAGTGATGCGGTTCCGCTCCATGTTTTCCACCTTGGTGATTGCTTCAAGGTTCTCGATGGCGAAGTTGCCGATGTCCTTATCGATGAAGGTGACTATCATGTGCGGCTCAAGCTTGCCATGATGCTGCTCGTAGATGTGCCGATGCTTGAGTACCCACTTGCGAGGTTCTGCAATCTTGATGTAGGTGTATCCATCTTCATCGATGCGCTCTGATGCAACAGTCTTGTGATTATGGGGCTGATGCCCTTTCTTGAACTGCGACTCCTTGCCTCCGATGTCAAGGCCTTTCATGCCCTTGTTCCAAGGCTGATGTCCTTTGGGGAACTGCGTTGCTTGGTTGCCTTTTTGCAGCCTGCCACTTGCTTCTGTTGCTAGGTACTCTGGAGTTTTATGCAGCTGAAGTGCGAAGGCTTTATTGTAGCACTGGGCGATTGACTTGCCAGTTATGAATGCCACCTCTTTTGTAGACCGATGCGGATAGTACTCAATCAGCAACTCGGTCTCTTCGAGTGTCCAGTTACAGCGACTCATAGTATGCGAGCCCTCCGCTGTCTCCTCCTGTGTCGGTTGGTTTTGGTTGCCTTTCGTACATCGCTTGTTGGCCGTCATGGTAGCCATGTGAGTAGGCATCAATCATTGCATCTTTTACCTTATCCTTGAGCGGCTGCTCTTTTGGCGGCATGATTTCGTCGAGGTAGCGTGTGAGCTCATTGAACTCATCGGCCATGTTTTGCAGTGTGATCATCGGATTGCTTGTGTTTTACGTTCAACTATTTCGATTCCGCGTATCTCTGCGATGTTGGTGATCTCCATTGCTTTTGGCAGCTTGCGAAGTAACTCGGCCACATCAAACATCTCTGCTTGCATAAGTGTCCAGAGGAGTGTCATCCAATCTACCTCGCCCACTATCTCCGCTTTTTTGGTGATGCGGATGTTCTTGGTATGGTCGAGCTCGAGTGTGGTTGTTGTGGTTGCATCGGTGAATGTGGCGAAGATGTTACTCACATCGCTGCTGGTTGCCGACATCAGCGCATCAGCTGCTTCTTGTGCAATCTTCGCATCTGCTTCCGCCTTCTTGCGCTCTAGGTCGTTGGAGTAGTCAATCATCATGGCCTTGCGCTCTTCGATGTATGCTTTTAGCGGAGCAGTGGCATCGCGCTCAACGTCCATCACTGATTTCTTGTAGGCATCAAGCGGACTTGTTACCATTTTGCGATTTGTTTCGATGTGCTTTATTGCATCGTTAGCTGCCTTTATGGACTCTGCGCTCATGTCATATGAGAGTTTGTCTTCAATGGCTTGTGGCGCACTTGAGATCATGCTCTGAGCACGAAGCACCTCTGTCGAGTTCAATGACTTGTAGAACTCGGATATGTTCTCTATATTAGCTGCGTTCATAGTGTATTGATTTATTTGTTTTTAATGAAGGGCCGTCTGATTAACGGCCCTTTGTTTATTTAGAAAGGTGGGAAGCCGAACTCGTCATCTGACTCAACCTCAACCTCGGGAGCGAATGATGCAACCTTGGTCACTGGGGCAGGCTTAGATATTCTCGCAATCCACTCATCGCTCATCTTGATCTTATCCTGGATGAACTCTGGCAGCTGAGCAAAGGTTGCATCATCATGCTCTTCCGTGTTGTAGCAAAGCGGTGCGTTGAAAGCAGGAGGACAAACCATTCCTTTTGGCACTGGACTCATGCCGATGATATTGGCATACTTGCTGTCTCCTTTTTCAACGTGAGTGATGTTCACTAGGCAAGCTCTGCCAAGCAGCGTGAAGATATCGAAGTCTGATGCAATCTCGTTGGTCATCTTCTTGCCTGCCCAAGCTTCGATGTCGCGGCGAAGGACTGCCTTTTCATTCATGCTTAGATTGTAGATGCTGCGAGCATAGAACGGCTTCTCGCCTTCGCCACGTTCAAACTCGTGGAGTTCTGTCGGCAGTTCAAAGATGAATTGCACTTTGCGTTTTTTGCCTGGAAACTGTCCTGTTTGCATCGTTGTTCCAAGGTCAACGATTTGGTAACATCTTGCAACAAATGCGCCTTCTGGTGCAATTGCTCGGGAGGTGTTATTCCCTGATGGGGCTTTTAGTGCCATAGTTAGAATTGATTTATTAATTGATTAAAAGATACTTGTGTATTGTGCAGTGTCTTCTGATACATTCTAAAGAACTCGTTAACATCCGATGGATGATAAGTGCGAACCGATTCATGAAGGCCTTGCTGCATCTCCTTGGAGTATTGGCGAACAAGCACAAGAGAGTTCTTGTCGCATCTTTGAAAGAGTCCTTGATGGCAGCCATCTTGCACAATGGTCAACATGATTCCAGATAAATGATCGTAGTTAAAAAACTGCGTGCTGTCGTGTGATTTAAAATAAGTGTTCATGAGTGAATGAGTAAATGATTTATGAGTGAATGATTGTCTGACAAATGTATAGCTTATTTTGAATATCACAATATTAATCAAAACTATTTACACGCAATTATCCTAACTCGCTGATAAACAACACGATTATTTTACAGCACTAACTGCCGCCACTCCAATCAGCACTCCAACTCCCACCTTGAATGCAGTTGTTTGATGCCACTTTTTATCCTGCTTGATGTAGATGTTTTCAAGCCCCACAACTTGCACATTTGGATTGTCGACTCTCAGGCGCACAACGGTGTCCTTCTTCTTCAGCAACCTATTAACTATACCAGTGCGCATGGTGTCACCGACAGCATAGGTGAACTTTGCCGGGATGACCAAGCTATCAATCTGCAACCAACCTAGTCGATTGATCATGCCGCCGATTGTGTACCACTCGGTTGTTTTAAGGAATGGCTTTGGCAGTTGGATGTATGGCTTCTTATCAATCATCACTGTATCACCTAACTTAATCTGCGTTTTGATGATTGTCCTGGTCTCAATCTTTACAACCTCACTTGCGTTCTTTACTTTCACTTCGAGCTCTGCTATCTGTTGTGCTTGTTTTGCTGCATCAGATGAGCCCTGTGCGATTATCTTCTTCTGCGAGGCGATAAGTACGCTATCCTCATATATCGTGTGCTTAAATCGATAATCTGCTTCGACTCCATTGCTGCAAGTTTTTAGCAGTAGGAATAGAAGCACTATGATTGTGGCAAAGCTGATGTACTTATATGCAGACTCCATCTTGTATAAGTTTAATAAGTTGTTTTGATGACTCCCAGAATTCTCTTTTATCCTTGAGCTCTGCTTGCAGAATTTGCAGAGCCACGCATACCGGCATGCCTCTCTCAATCACATACCAAGCGGCAACCTTAACCAGTCTTTCATCCGCTTGCTGATCTGTCATAACTCCCGAGCTGCTTTCTTAACAAGTGCCTTGATTGCATCATCAAGCTTGTTCACTGAACTATGAATCATGCCAAGCAGTTCCTTGCGATCAACATCGCTTGCGACTTGATGCTGCATGAGCATGTTCACAAGGCCTGCTATGTTGGTAAGTGGTTGGCGGAGCTCATGAGAAAGCATAAAGCGAAACTCCTCAAGTAGGTTCTTTTGCCGCTCATGCTCATGCGAGCTGATTGAAGTTACATCGACTATCTGAATGCCGACAAAGTGTAGAGTGTCATCAATCGCAAAGCAGTTCCAAACATTATATCTATCGCTTGTGTTCTTCTGCCTGGTCCGAGCATAGACTCTTGAAGGCTCAGGCGAATGCTTGCGAGCTCTTTCAATTGCCTCAATGAAATCTTGCTTATCTCCTTCAATGCTTATGATGTCGGTGATCTTTGTGGGCTTGATATGGCTGACATAGTTCTTGAAGAGCTCGTTGTTGGTGTATATCTTCCCATCACTATCGGTCACGACATAGAAGAGGTCGATTGAATGTTCTAGGATGAAGAGCGAAGACATGCAGAGAGTTCGCTATAAAGGTTATTCCATGCACCCATCGAGCTCCATGCCCATTGCGCTGTAAGGTAAATTGTAAAAGTCAACAGCATGCCCATGATTGGCGCATCCATTGTCGGCTTGTACTCGGTGAACTCAGTCCGAGGCTTGATGATAATCTTTGCCTCTGGCTTAGGAGCAAGCAAGAATGCAGATGTGCTTGGTTGGATTGTATCGCTTGCGTATAATTGTTGCATCGGCTTTGGTTCTGGCACTGGCTCATCGGCAGCGATCTCGAAAGTTTGCCCCCATTGATTAGTGCAATATTGCTTGCCAAAGATAGTGAATTTCTCCATTGACTTATACACAACCTGCGGCTCTAGTTTAATTACATGATGATGCGTATGGACTTTGCAGCCAATACCCACCACGCACCCTTGATCGAGTGTAGTATAAGTTGAGTCTCTTCCGTCATCCATTGTCATTTGCTTTTGGTATGTATCCTGCGGCGACCATTGCCGCCACAATAGCTGCAAGTGTCTCTGTTGTGATCTGCTTGAAGATAAGAGCAAAGACAGAACTAAGAATCACCAAGCTGCCAATTGTTGGCCGCCAATGCTTGATGATAATATCAAGCACTTGCCTTGGCTTACTTACTTTCTTTCTTGTCGTCATATCCCCACATGTGATTAAAAACGTATGATGATTTTAATTTCTCAACAAACTGCTCGAAGGTTAGATCCATTTCATCAAGCATCACAAATGGCTCTGTCTTATGCCTGAGCAAATATCTATTATACAACTGCTGCAAAATATAGTTCCGCTTCTTTTTTCCTTCTTCTTACAAGCCCACGAGATACCTCACCGCCTGCCCTGTTCCACTTGGCGAACTCCGTTGCAATCTTCGGATCCTTTGGGTTGGCTTTGACAAACCTCAACAGCTGCGACTTAGCAAGGTTGCCTGCTCCAAGGTTAAAGCAGAAACTTACAAGCGCATCGAACTGGTTCTGGTTCACCTTGGTGGTATTAAGCAGACCAAGCACGCTGCCCTCAAACTCCTTAAGGTGATCCTTAAGCAGCTGATCAGCTTGGTCTCGGGTTATGGTCTGCCCGAGCTTCACCTTGCTTCCGTCTTGGTAGTAGGTTGCGCCGTATCCGATTGTGGCAACACCTGCCGAACATAGGTAGGAGGTGAGGCGCAAGCCTTCAAACTCCTGTATGAGACGGATGCCGCTATCAGATGATTTCATATTGGAATTGGATGGTGCAGTAGGTCATTACTATTGCAGCCGTTAATGTTTGAAGACTAACATAGCAAGTGTTGTTCGTTATTTCTCCTTCAATTGTTAGGAATTCAATCTCTGCTAATGTACCTTGAAATGACCATTGCATTAATCCAAATAACTGCTTACCACTTGTAAAATTAGATGCTACTGGTAGCTCAATCTCGAATGCGCCATCAACTTCGCCAGTGTCCATCGTAATTTCCAACTGAGCCGATACGGTTGCAATGTTTCCAACTCGGATATATGTTGCTGAGTTAACAGTTACATTAATGCCATTCACATATCCGCTAATTGTCGGAGAATAGCTGCCACTGCTAAACAAATTGCCCACCTCAATCTGCTTGGATGTGCCTTCAGGTGATTGCGATGTGTCGCTGACATCCACAATGTATAATAAGTCAGCATCAACCGCTGTGGTCAATGTCGCTAAGTCGGTAATTTTTACTCCTGCCATGTCGTTATAGGTTTATAGGTTATCAAAGGTAAGGCTTTCACCCAATCAATTGAGCACTGCTCAACTTCTTCGATGCTGATGATGTGATTGCCGTCAGCATCCATGATTGGGTTAAAGTAATTGTCAGGCATGAATTGGATGCCAATAAGGCTCTGAGCCTGTTCGTATGTGAGTAGGTGAACTTTCATTACACTTGACGGGATAAGGTGGTGTTAAAGGCTTGGACTGCCGTGTATAGTGCCGCTGCTTCGCTATCAGTCAAGCCGCTTCCGATGGATGCAAATGCGTATTGTTTGTTAGAGAAAGAACCAGCACCGCTAATATTTGCCGCCCCTAAAAATAATGATATGTTAGGCATCGCTTTTCCAGCGTTTGAAACGGTATCAGTTGCCCCTAATTGGACACCATTTCTATAAGATTTATGAGTGGTATTATTAGTTCTACTTGTTAGCATTAAACCTTGTGCATTAGGAATTGACCTACTGATACGATTTGTAGTAAACCAATAATGGTCAGATATTAATACACCAGTGTTTGTACCAATTGAAAATGAAGGTGTACTTCCTCCGACAAATGCTGCTAAATCTCTTTGATTGTTTCCGATTGCTGATGTTCTTGAGTAAAAAGATAAGTGAGTATTTAACAAGGTTAAAGTTGTGCTTGGAGTTAAGAAAGTATTGGCATAAGCATTAGTACCATTAGGCAGCGCACCATTAGCTGAGTGAGTCCATCCTCCCGTGAAGGTTAAGCGGAACGCACCATTTGTATCAAGTGGATTCTTAAGGTTAAACTTATGTGTTGTTGCAGTTCCACCTACCATTGGATAAATTGCACTACACTTAGCCCAAGTTCCATCGGCTTTCATTGATGTCACCAACGTGCAGATAGCTGAGGTGATTGTCGCGTCGGTAATACCTGCCGCAGTTAGGAACGCATTAGCATCAGCATCAGCGCATCCTGCACTTGCATACCAATATGGGTTGACTAAAAAACTCATGCGTAGTTACCGATTAACATAACCTTCAAACCTTTCGCAGTGCCATCTCCAATCTGGTCAATATCGATTGTAATCTCGGCATCATCAGCAAGTGCCGTGTCACTTATCACTGGAGGAGTGGCAGCCGTTGTGCTTGTCTTCTCAGTGTTGTCGATTGTCAGCTTAGTGCTTAAGATACTTGAACCGCCTTCGTTGATATCAACAGTGAAGATGCTACCACTTGCTTGAGCCGTTGTGAGTGATGCCCTTACCGATGTAAGTGTCACCGCTCTCGGCATCCTAAAAGTAATCTTAGCAAGGCCTGCTGTTAGCGCAGTGCTTTCATCCGATGCCGCAACAACAAGCTCAAAGGGAGTTGCATAGTTGCCGCTTCCAAGTATC